AGACAAGAATTGATTGATTATTGTCTAAGAAAACTTGGACATCCAATATTGGAAATTAATTTAGCAGATGAACAAATTGATGATTTAGTTGATGATGCTCTTCAATACTTTAATGAAAGACATTTTGATGGTGTAGAAAGAATGTACTTAAAGTACAAAATCACACAAGATGATATAGATAGAGGTAAGGCAAAATATTCTAATGGAACTGGAATTGTAACTACAACTGCAAACGCGAATATTTCAGGAATAGGAACAGTTGGATTTAATTTTTATGAAAATTCTAATTTTATTCAAGTTCCTGATTCGGTAATAGGAATTGAAAAGATCTTTAAATTTGATACTAGTTCCATTTCTGGTGGAATGTGGAGTATAAAATATCAATTATTTTTAAATGATCTTTATTATTTTAATTCTGTAGAACTTTTACAATATGCTATGGTTAAAACATATCTTGAAGATATTGATTTTCTTCTTTCCCCAGATAAACAAATTAGATTTAATAAAAGACAAAATAGATTATACTTGGATATAGATTGGGGAGCAAAATCTAAAGATACATTTATAGTTATTGATTGTTATAGACTTTTAAATCCAAATGAATTTACAAAAGTCTATAATGATAGTTTTTTAAAGAGATATTTAACTGCTCTCATGAAACGTCAATGGGGAGCAAATTTAAGTTCTAAATTTAGAGGTGTTAAATTGCCAGGAGGAGTTGAATTGAATGGTAGAGAATTATATGAAGATGCTGAAAAAGAATTAGAACTTATTAGGCAAAGAATGTCAATGGATTATGAACTTCCACCTTACGACTTTATCGGATAATGGCACTTAATCCATTTTTTTTACAAGGATCACCAAATGAACAAAGACTCATTCAAGAGTTGATTAATGAGCAATTGAAATTTTATGGAATAGAAGTAATTTATATTCCAAGAAAATTTGTAAGAAAGGAAACAATATTAAAAGAAATTTCATCATCAAAATTTAATGATAACTTTGCAATAGAAGCGTATTTAAATAATTATGATGGATATACTGGGCAAGGTGATTTATTAACTAAATTTGGAGTTAGTCTAAAAGATGAAATTAATTTAGTAATTTCTAGAGAAAGATACGAAGATTTTATTTCTCCATTTTTAGATGAAAATGATCCAGAAATAGAACTACAATCAAGACCAAGAGAGGGTGATCTAGTATATTTTCCATTGGGACAAAGATTATTTGAAGTTAAATTTATAGAACATGAAGATCCATTCTATCAACTTGGAAAACTTTATGTATATCAATTAAAATGTGAATTATTCGAATATGAGGACGAAGTATTAGATACCACAATTAATGAAATTGATAGTCAAATTGAGGGTGAGGGATATATTGTAACAATGCGATTAACTAGATCTGGAGAACCTGCATCTGCTTCTGCATCTATAGGAACTGGATATGTTGATAAAATTTATTTAAACAATGATGGATATAATTATACTTCTGCACCAATTGTATCCATATCTTCGGCACCTTTTGGTGGAACTAATGCATCTGCAGTTGCAATTACATCATCATTTGGATCCTTTAGATCAATTAAAGAAATATTAATAGTTAGACCTGGTTCTGGATATACTGTAGCACCCACAATTTCAATAACTGGTGGAGGCGGTGTTGGTGCTTCAGCGACATGTTCTATAGAAACTGTTCGGAGTGGTATTACAAATATAACTATGATTAATAAAGGTTCTGGATATATATCAAAACCTTTGATTTTATTTTCTTCACCTTCTTTGGGTACTGGCGTAACCGCTGTTGGAATAGCATCAATATCGACTACAGGAAGAGTTGAGACAATATTATTATCAAATGCCGGAAAGGGGTATAATTCAAGTCCGGCTATTTTTATATCACCGCCATCTATTTCCGGGATTGATACATCTGTCACTAATTTCAAATTTAATGAAAATATATTAGGATCTAGATCAGGAACTAAGGCTAGAGTTAAATCTTGGAATTTGGATACTAAAACTTTAAAAGTTTCAATTATAGATGATGTTAGTGTAAAAGGATTTTATCCTGGAGAAGTTATTACAGGATTGGAATCAAACGCATCTTATGCTGTAGAATCATATGATTCATTTAATAATTATGATAAATATAGTGAGAACAAAACAATTGAAGAAGAAGCTGATCAAATTATAGATTTTTCAGAATCAAATCCATTTGGTACTTACTGATGCTAGGAACTTATTTTTACCACGAAATAATAAGAAAGACTGTTATTGCTTTTGGCACATTATTTAATAATATTCATATAAGGCATATGAATTCTTCTGATGTGACCATTAGTGAGATAAAAGTCCCTCTTGCTTATGGTCCGATTCAAAAATTCTTGGCCAGAATTGAGCAGCAACCAGAATTAAATAAGCCAATAGCAATGACTTTACCTAGAATGGCGTTTGAAATGACGACCATCCAATATGATCCAACAAGAAAATCAAATATAACTCAATCATTCAAAACACTTGATGGAACTAAATTAAAAAAAGTTTATCTTCCAGTTCCATACAATATAGGATTTCAATTAAATTTGATGACGAAGATACAAGATGATGCATTACAGGTAGTTGAGCAAATCTTACCTTTTTTCCAACCTGCATTCAATTTGACTGTTGATTTTATAGATTCCATTGGAGAAAAGAGAGATATCCCCATCGTTTTAGATAGTACATCATTTACTGACGATTATGAGGGAGATTTCTCTACAAGAAGAGTTTTAATTTATACTTTTAATTTTACGGCAAAGACATATTTGTTTGGTCCTATTGCGGACACTACAGATGGTTTAATACGCAAGGTTCAAGTAGATTATTATGCAGATACTGATACTACAACTGCAAAGAGGGAAATGAGATATACTGTTGTTCCAGATCCTATTGATGCCGAACCATACGAAGATTTTGGATTTAATGAATCAATAGAAATGTTCTTTGATGGCAAAGAATATAGTCCTACTCTACAAAAGGATATTTAAAACATTATGACAACTAGTTATGATAACTTGGATTCTGCTTTCAATATTGAAAGTAAAATTGTTGAAGTGGAACAAATAAAAGATGACTTAAGTATCACATCTGTTAAGTCAGATGATATTAAAAAAGATTATGAGTATACTCGCTCAAATTTATATTCATTAATTGAAAAGGGTCAAGAGGCAATTAATGGAATTATGGAACTTGCGGGGGAAGGTGGATCTCCAAGAGCATATGAAGTTGCAGGTCAACTTATTAAAAGTGTCGGTGATGTCACAGATAAACTCATTGATTTGCAGAAAAAATTAAAAGAAGTTGAAGAAGATAGTACTAGAACCACAACAAATGTAACAAATAATGCTGCGGTCTTCGTAGGATCGACTTCGGAATTATCAAAATTACTCAAGCAAGGTTTTCTAAATAATAAAGAGTAATTTTATTTTTATGAGTTGGTCTAAGGATTATAAAAAATCTATTGATTGTAGTAATCCCAAAGGATTTTCCCAGAAATCTCATTGTGCTGCTCGTAAAAAAAGACAAAAAGGTGAAAAAACTAAGTCAGAATCTTCATTTAACGAAATGCACGAAGTAAAGTCCCATAAAACAGTTGAGCAAATTGCAAAGAAACATCGTCTTGAAGTTTCCTTTATAAAAAAGCAACTCGAAATGGGAATTCCTATTGAGCATGAACATACAAAAGATAAGGATCTTGCTACTGACATTGCTCTTCAACATCTTGATGAAATTCCAGATTATTATACACGTTTGAAAAAAATGGAAGCAGATGCCAAAAAGCATCACAAGAAATTTAAAGATGTAAAAGAAGGAAATCTTCATAGGTGGTATCAAGATTCTAAATCAAAAGAAGGAAAACCCGGATGGGTAAATGTTGTAACTGGAGGAACTTGCGCGAGTGATGAACCTGGAGAAGGAACTCCAAAATGTGTTTCTTCTGCAAAAAGAGCAAGTATGACTCCTGCAGAAAGACGCTCTGCATCAAGAAGAAAAAAAGCGGCAGATCCAGAACAACAATCAAAGTCTGGAGCATCAAAACCAACTTATGTTTCTACCGACAAACCAGAAAAGAAAATGAACGAAGAAAAAGACATTAAAGGAAAAGGTAGTGGTAAAAAAGATGCCTGCTATAGTAAAGTAAAGTCTAGATATGATGTTTGGCCAAGTGCATATGCATCAGGAGCACTGGTTAAGTGTCGTAAAGTTGGTGCTGCTAACTGGGGAACAAAGTCAGAAGATTGTTGGGATGGATATAAGCAAGAAGGTATGAAAAAGAAAGGTAAAAAAATAGTCCCTAATTGCGTACCAGTAAAAGAGGAACAAACAATGATGAGATATTGCCCCAAATGCCAAAAAGATGAGACTCGTTCAGAGTGCAAGTATGGACCAAAATTCTGGGATATGTATTCTTTACCAGTTACTTTAGGCAAAAAATATACACCAAATACACCACATCCTGGAAACTTTCCAGAATCTTATGATCATGAACATTCAATGGCAAGATCAGAACTTTCCACAATTATCTCTGCTGCTAAGAGACTTCGTAATAAAATGAAAGGTGAGGGAAATATTGAAGCGTGGGTTCAATCAAAAATTACCAAAGCAGCAG